AACTCAGCAATCCGAGCATCATCCACAATCTTGATGGCAAATGTGCCACATCCCATGCATTGTGCAAACCATTCATGCTCTGTTAATTCGGCACCTTTCTTAAGGCCAAAGCGTTGCTTAGGCTTTCCGTAAAGCTTTTTGCATATTGCGCAATCAAATTGCAGGATGTGCATAATTGCTCCTTATCAATGTTTCAATGGGTTGCAGATTAACCTGTGGCACAGTCCAATTGTTTTGGCTGGTGTTTTTGTATCTGGGCTTCTTGGCCACAGCTACGGGCATCCAGCCCACAATGTGCATTTTTGGTGTGTTGCCCGTGACCAATACAGCAATATCACGATCTTCTCTGTCGCTCTCCTGAATCCACAAATTGCTGTTGGGATTAGCTGACCATTTGACCTCAATATGTTCGCCCACATCGGCCTTTGATTTATCCCATGTGATGCCAGGTTCATAGTCATAACCAAGCCGCTTGGCCACAACCATCTCAGCCAACATTGATTCGCCCATTTGTGCCACATACTCAAACCAAGAAAGGTTTTTAACTATGCGAGAGCTGTGATCGGCTGACCTGTCATGGCAATGTGATATAGCTGCAATCATGCATTGCACCTCCTCAATGCGATTTATCATCGGCAATTCCCACAAAACCAAATAATGTTTTCTGTGCGGTCATAACCTTTTTGGTAGCCAAATTGATCTAATCGCCTAAGCTGTGAGCATTTGTCACATTGCTCAATTTTGTATTCTTCAACCACTACACCATTGCACAGCAATTTGGCTGTCATGCTCTGTGGATGGATGATTTCAATGTAATCGCTCATTTTACCGACATCCAAATCATTGCGACTAATAGCACGATTTCAACAATCAACAGGCTTACAATCAATCGTTTTTTTGTCACAATCACACCTGTGGCTTAAATGTGCCATCGCTGGTCAATACATACCAAAGCGGTTTGCATTGCTTTTCTTTGATTTTCTCGCTGCAAAAGTATCCGGCCCATGGCTTTGGTGCATCGGGTTTGCTTTGATTCCATCGCATTGATCCATGTGAGCAACCGGGCACAGTTTCAGCTGTCCAAGCTGTGTCTTTAACTTCTTCGGCTTCTTCTCTGGTCTGATAGCTTGGCACTTCGCCAAATTTGGTAGTCCAATAATCATAATCAGCCGCTGGTGTTTGTGTCTTCACCGATGCCATAACCTCCTTTGTGGCCTTCTCCGTGCCACCCATAACCAAAGCCATTACCCGCATCAAAGCTGATGTGCAGGTATCTTCTATCATCCAACGGCGCATTTTGTCGCTGTAAGCTGCAAGAAATCCATGTGCATGGTCAATGCCGGCAGGATCAATCTCTGTCTGATTGCGCCATGCTTTAGCTTGCACCAGCACATATCCTTTTTCTGCGTTAAATTCAATAATGTGCGTTTCAAGCCTACCTTGCGGATATGTGGCAATCCACCTGTCAGTGCGCTCTTTGTTGCCTTCGTATGAGTCCATGAACGCCATTAGCGCACCGCCTGACCTGATGCATGGCGGCCCACGGCTTTGCCTCGCTGATAGCCATCTTTGTGGCCTTCTTTGTATCCAATCGCATAGCTGCAAATAGCCCACAAAATGCAAGCCAGCACCATAAATATAAACACACCAATTTCACCTGATGTCATTTTTTGCTCCCGTTTCTGGGAGCCGTGTCTCAGCTCCCAAATACAGAGTGACAGGCACAGCCGACATTTTCAAGAATCACGCTCAAATCATGGCGTGTCGTTACCGCTTAAACGCCGTTCAATAGTTTTTTCATATTCTGATTTTGGTTTGTCTTTGAGGCCATTTGATGCCAACACACCACCCAATGAACCGGTAAGAAAGATTGCCAAAGTCTTTAGCAAATCAATGAAAGCTGCATCATTAGGAGATTGGTTGCCAATTGGTTGAGTCACAAAAATCAAAGCGTAAGTAATGCCTAAAGTAACAATGAGAAACACAATGGCCAAAACCGAGCCAATTAGAAACATAAGCCGCGCTTTGATGTCCTCTTGGCTCAATCGTTCTTTATTTTTGGAGGCCATCACCAATCACATCCTCGGTGCAGGTGCCAGTTACTTGGCATTGTGGTTTTTGACATTCGGGGTTTTTCCAATTCTCAAATTCTTGGCATGGATACCTGACCCATCCATCATAACCACACCCGGCAAGGCTTAGCGATAAACCTAAAGCTAAACCTGCCGCGCGTAGCTTCAAAATCACTTTCCAGTTGATCCAAATGCTTTGTCAGCTGGATTGAGCCAGCGCAAAATGACAGGCACAACAGCTGCCACGCCACCCATTGCTATTTGCTTCCAATCTCCACCAGCCATATAAACGGCCAATGCAGCTGCGATGTATGAGCGAGCCCATGATGCGGCAATTGCTTTTGCTTTATCCATTATTTTTCTCCTTTTGGTCGGTCGGGCAAATCACCCGAAAACGCGCCATAAGTTGGTCGGCCGTAACCGACAACAAATGACCTTGCTCCCAAAGTTCTTGATTTCACCATAACTTCGCCGCCATTGCGTTGATCCCCACCAGAGCTGGTGTTGCCTTCAATGGTTACAATCTGTTTTTCCGATGCCCGGATGACTAAACCAATGTGATTGATTGTCACCTTGTCATCAATAACAAAATCAAAAAACACAAAATCACCAATCTTCGGTGTTTCGTGCCATTGCTTGTTTTTCTTAAATGCCTCAGCTCCGGCTTTAGTGCTGACTACATTTGGCACTTTCACACCAGCTTGATCCGCGCACCAATTAAGAAATGACCCACACCATGGCAGCTTGTCGGCTTTCATGTGTTTGCCATACTTTGTTTCGTTGTTTCCAGTCTCAGCTGTGCCGACCTCGGCAAGAGCAACCTGAATCAAACGCGGCAATGTGCCTTGTGGAAACATTTTAGTCAAGTGTTCCACTATTTGCCGAGTTTTAAACCGTCAGGTATTGGCTTTGAATATTGCCATTTGGAAATGTATTGACCTAATCCGTCTGAATCATCGCGCAATCTTATTGTGCCATCAACACCAAATGAATCTTTCGCCTCTGGATAAATAGCAACAATTTGTTCAAATAAATCCATCTTATGCTCCTTGATAAGTTAATTGACACTGACTTAGCGGTGACAGATTCTGAGTTGCTCCTGAGTTTTGATAAACAAAAATCTCAAAATAATCTGCAACGCTTGCGCTAAAGGTTATGCTCATTGTTGCAAAAGCATTAACACCTGAACCAGTTGCAGCCCTGCCACCACCAAGAAAATCAAGTTGTGCGCCGTTTTTGAATAATGCAGCGGTACGCATACCAGTATTATCTGTATCGAAAGCACACGCCCCCGTGATTGTGTAATAACCTGCTTTGCCAGCAGGTATTGTAAATCTTGAAGTATTAGAAACTAAACTGTGAAATCCATCTGTGTCGTAAAATTCTTCATTCCATAACACCGCGGTATCAGTGGCATTTGATAAAGATTGAACGCCATCTCGACCTACTGAACATCCAACAAATGCTGAGCCTCCTGGAGTAGCCCATTTGACTTTGTAAGGTGAAACTGTTGTGTCAGCCGTTAAGATTTGACCTGTCGTTCCAATTGGCAAATTGTCGTATGTGCCTGATCCTGTACCCACCACAATGTCACCTGATGCGGTAATTGTTGTTGCCATGTCATTTGTAATTGTTACAGCTCCGGATGTGCCACCGCCTGAAATGCCTGTTCCGGCTGTCACGGCTGTAATGTCACCAACATCATTTGTGATCCACACAAAGTCCATGTTGGCATTTGTATTTTTCGCAAGAATCTGGCCGGCTGTGCCACCTAATAAATCAGCCATTGATGAATCTACAGCTTGGCCAAAAACCTCAAAATCGGCAGGCAAATCTGTAACCAAATCCGTGGCTGTCGGCATCTGCCATGCAAAATTGCTCGTTGGATTGCTCATGTTTTCTCCTTACCCCACAATCGTGGCATTAATCCAATCCAGAGTTGGATTGATTGTGTTCCATTGTTCTGTCACCGGCACATCGTTCCATCGCATGGCTTGCAATGAGAATGAAATCGGTGAAACAATCATTGAAACGCTGACCTGATTATATCTGGCCGAAAATGTCCAGCCTTCAACGAAACCCAAAAAATCTCCAGAATTCATGTTAAGTGGCAAATTGGCTATATTGACCGGCATACCCATAAAGACATTTATTAAATCATCCCGGTCGGCATCATCCAGCTCTGGGTTAGTCAGCTCAAATGTAATGTTGTTAAAATTGAAGCGTGGATAGGCTCTTAGCTCCAAATAGAAATCGGCCTGATCTTGGGCATCGGCTGAGTGTTTTATGGTCGTGGTGAATATCTGAGAAAGCTGACCATATAAGCCAACCGATGCAGGATCAACCGCGCTGACTTCCAAAGCCGAATTGTTGCCATATCTAAGAGTGATTGTATTTCGCACATCTCCGGCACGGGATTGGATGCTCAAACCTGATGCCAAAGCATGATTGGCAGTCAGATCAACATAGCCATTGGCGGCTAAATATGTTGTGCGATGTGTGGAATCGGCGTAGCTAATTTGGCCTTGCGCGTTCTCGTAAATATAGCCCAAGCCTGATGTGGCCAAAGCTGAAACCAATGAATAAACATCAATGGTGTCGGCACCGCGATTTTCAAGCTCATAATTGCCCGGTCGGTCAATTTCACCCAATCCGCTGTTTTCAGCATCCTGCCATTGAGTGGTTGGATCATAAGTGGCCCATGTTAAAGCTGCCGGCACTTCTTGCCATGAAAGAAATAAAACCTCTTTCAAAATAGTGTAAATCTGATCTCCATCAAAATCATCACTTAAAACGCCTTCAGTAAGAGCCTTTGGCAATCGAGACAATGCGCCCAATGCGACAATTCTGATGCGTTGAGCATAATCAACGCTGCCGACCTCTGCCACGGCAATGCCTACATCAACGACAGAACCGCCAAAGATTGGCACAAATGTAGCTGTCGAATCTTGCAATTCGATTGTGAGCGAATCATTAATTTCAATCAGCACATTTGATTGATCCAAATTGATTATTTCAAGGTTGGTGTAACCGGCATTGGCTTGCTCATAAATGTTGGTGCGCCCGCTGGTGATTGTCAGATTGGCCAAAATGGCTGTTTGATATTGAACGCCGCCAATAGTGACCCGCCATACAGGATTAAAAAGTGTCATAAAAACACCAGATTTGAAGCTCCGTTTGTGCCTCTAAAACTTGAGTTGTTTAAAGCGTTTGTGGTCGCACGGCTAAATGCCTCCTCATCAATAATTGATGGCGCATTGACATTGATTGTGATTCCACCTTGCGCGGCTAGTCGTGCAGCATTTTGAGAATCGGTAAAACCGCCGCTGCCTTGGGCTGCCAATCGAGCTGCATTCTGTGAATCTGTAAATGCACCAGCAATTGCTTTTGTCGCTACGGCAGCCTTTGTGACTGTTGATGCGGCTTCATTAAGAATCGTGTTGGCGTTTGTGCCACCGGTTGCCCCACCGGTTATTCCACCTGTTGTGATTCCACCACCAGTCGTACCACCTCCGGTTGTTCGACCACCTGAAATTGCGCCCGGAGCGCCGGATGTTGCAAAACCTGATGTTCCAATTTTAGAAATCGGGCTTATATCTGCACCCGGTTTGACAATATTAGCAGCACGAATTGCAATGTTGGCAAGATCAATTGCTGTGTTGATTAATCCTTTTAAGGCTCCAACGACATTTGCAAAAACATTCAAAACAACGCTGGCAATGTCTCCAATTATGCTAAAAGCCTTACCAATGACAGTTCCAATGATGGGTGCGGCAGCTTTAATGACATCAAAAAATGCTTTAAATTCATCTTTGTTTTCAATAACAGTTGCCTTGATTTTGTCAAAAGCAGATTTGAATCCTTCAAAAATTGGTTGCACAAAGCCTTTTATTCCATCGGCCAAAGTGTGCAATGTGCCGCTCATACCATCAGCATTTGATCCAAAAGCATCGGCGACTTGTTGCACGATTGGAATGACCTTTTCTGAAAACAAAGTTGCCAATTCCAAGACAATCGGCAAAAGTGCCTCACCAATGGTTACTTTGGCGTTTTCCAATTGAGCTGTGAGTATGCGTGTCTTGTTGGCTAGGCCATCGCTTGTGCGCTCAAAATCGCCTTGTGCAGCTGATGTTTGCTCATAGATGAGAGCTTGGGCTGCCAAAACCTTTTGCTGTGGTGTCAATGCATTTTTGGTTGTGCTGACAATTCCCAATTCCAAAGCGGCTTGACGCAATGAAGCATCATCAAGCAAAACGCCATACGCACGCAATGGCTCGGCTTCACCGCGTAATGCTGACCCAATTGCATTGATGGCTTGCTCTGGTGATGTGTTGTTAAATGAAGCAAGATCGGAAGCCAATTTAACAAAGCCAGTTGAAAACCCGGATAAATCCTTGCCGCTAAGTCCGGCAGCGCGACCAAATGTGGCAAATGTTGCAGCTGCATCCAATGCCTGTTGTTTTGTCTGACCTAATGACGATGCCGCGCTATCTGCAAAATCTTCAATGTCTTTTGCTGTGTCACCAAATAAAACATTGACCTTTGAAATGGTTTCGCTTAAATCGCTGGCAGCTTTAACCGCATCCACGCCAATTTTGATTGCCATTGCTCCAGCGGCGGCGGCCACAGCGGCAAATGCCAGAGCAGCCTTTTTGCTAAAATCTCCAACCTTAGTTCCAAATGAATCAACCTCGGTTGTTGCGCCTTTAACGCCTTTTTTTAATGAATCTAAATCAGCATCAAAGGTTACTGTGACTTTTGGAATTTTTGCCATTAATCGAGTCCGTTCGCTCTGATAAGTGTTTGAACCATTGCAATGTATTCCTTAGCGACAACCGGCGTGTAAAAATCAACAGCTGGTGTTATCCAATAACCACTTGGATTTGCGGGAGCCTTAAATCTGTTTGTGTATTTGCGACCTGCTCTATCAATGCCGGGATGAGAGCCATATTCTGATCCCCATAACAGCGTTCCAGCGGCAGCTTGTGATTGATTTGTGCGTTTGCCGCCTTTACCTGTTTTCCCGCCGTACTTGCGGCCAACCTTCTTTGTGCCACCAATATCAACACGAATTAGCCGGTCGCGTGGTGTAGTAATTGAGTCCATAACCAATTTTGCTTGTGGTGTTGGAGATACGAGCCCAAATTGCATCAGTTGCCCGGCAAGCCTTTTTGACATTGTTTGCGCTTCGGTTCGAACTTGATCCTGGACTTCTTTTGGCAATGCAGACAAAAGCCTAAATAGATTTCTTAATTCTAAAGGCTCAACAGTAAATGAAAAGGTGCCGGTGTCTCTGGATGATTTAGTTGCCATTGCGCCTCCTCAAAATGTCATACACAGTTAAAACATCTTCCGCTGTTTGAAACTCTGATCGTGACAATCCGGTGGTGATGGCCAATTCCCAAATAATCCGGTTTATTGTTCCCGGCTCGTAACTTTTGGGTGTTCGGTTTCTCCCATACTGATGTCCGTAACAGTCTCGCACCACACCTCAAATGGCTTGACAGTTTTACCGGCTGCCTCGCGCTTCATTGAGTGATACGCCAAAAACATCAAATCAGCAATTCCCAATTTCTCGGCTACTTGCTGAATCGTGTTTCCGGTTTTCTGTTCCCACTTCATCCATTCCGGTGGTAGCGCGGTATATGTTGCGCTATCCCCCGAAACAAACTCAATAGTTATTGGTAGTTTCATGCTCCCGATCTCCTTTTTATAGTGTTGGTGTAGTTACACAGGTGAATGCTAGTGAAACAGTCTGTGCATCTGGTGCTGTGCCTCCAGCTGATGGGAAAATTGGCTGGACATCAAAGTTGAACACCGATCCTGATGCAGCTGTAAAGACAACCGCCAATGGTGTGTTTGGTGCTGTGTCTGCCGCTGTCCAAAGTGCGTTGCACAATGATCCACCAGCTGGCCAGTCGGCAAGCATTTCAACAGCAAATGATCCTTGCGAATCCGTGGTGAAATAAGCTTTTCCATCAAGTGTCTGATATGTATTGATTGTTGAATCAATAGTTAAGATTGCGGATGTGGCCTGAGCATCATAAGTATCACCAGCAATGGTGAAAGTGATGTCTCTGCCGGTGACGATTGTTGTTGGCATGATTTCTCCTTAGTTGGTGTAATAGGTGCTGACTTGTAAATCGGCTATCAGGTATTTACCTGCACCGACTTCCAATGATTGTGGTTGATTCACATCGCCGACTTCATAGCCTGATGGCATTGTGCTGATGATGTCAATCATCAATTGTTCCAGATTGTCCAAAGCCGCTGCATTGTTCATATAAGCAACAACACCTGTGACAGTCAAATTAATTTTGACTTTTGTTGTTGCGCCATTAATTAAAACGCTTTCCAAATATGGTGATCCAGGTACTAAAACAATGCTTGGACTTGTCATTGTCTCTGGAATGCCATTATAGACATTGGCCGCAATTGTTGAAAGCGTTGTTTGCAATGGTGTTCTGATGTCAGCTTCAATTGTCATTGGCACATTGCCTCAACATCCAAAAATGGCCCAAGCAACCCAACGACTCTGTTTGTAAGGCTTCGGCCTAAAATAAATGGTTGCGGCTGGAATGTGTCTGACATAATTTGATTGCCGGGAGCTGTAATGCTCTGAAAAATCTCAACCGAAACAACCAAAATTGCGTTTTCAATTGGCGGCGTGCTTGCATACAGCTGTGCAGCTGATGAACCTGACAAAGTGGCCAACGCGCTTGGGATGAATGGCAATGGATATGTGCGATCCGCGGCAGCTGTGGCCGCTGTAAATGTAAATGGTTCAATACGATCATCGGTGACTGTGTAAGTGCCATTGTATGTTCCGGCCCCGGTAACAATGACAGATTGCCCCGGCACAAAATAATTTGGCCGGATTGTTGTGAAATAAATGACGGAATCACTTACATTGGCAAATGTCACCGATGATTGGTATTGCGTAAGTAACGGCAAAATTGTTTGTTCAGCTGAATCAATAAATGAATCAAGCTGTGCATCAGAATACAAGGAAACCGAGACACCAAGAATTGACCTCAGCTGTGAGGCTGTGACTATTGCTGGCATCTCGGTTCCTTTCGTATCAGTAGCGTTCGGGAGCGACCGCTACCGATGATTGATTGTTATTTATGGGAGGTTATTAAATTGCGCACCATTTGGCACCTTTGGAGCAAGTGCGCCATAGCCGTAATACAGGATGTCAATTGTTCCATCGCTGTTGATGTTGGTGCGTAGCGTAAAGCGTGGAGATTCGTACCATGTGTAGCTGTCTGGATTTACAACTACCATTGAAGAATCGCCATCGGCTGTTGTTGTACCAGCGTTACCAAATGAGCGTGAAACATAAAGGTTCAGACCCGGTGAAACGACACCTCGCAATGAATCTCCGCGAACATTTCCAGCTGCGTTTGATGGTTGCGCTGCGTTGTATAGCGGTGCTCCATTGTCGTTGTATCCCATGATATTTCCCCATTGTGTTGGTGAAACAATCAATGAGCGAGCGAATCCAAGCGATGCTCCATAAACAGCTGCTGCTGCTTTGGATGTGTATCCAAGGAATCCCGTTGCTGAATTTGCTGTTTGAGCTGTTGTGGTAGTAACTGCAGCCTGCATTGCTGCAAGTGCAAACTCATCTGTTTCTTTTGCATACGCAAATTCAAGATTTTGAAGGAGCGCTGTTAGATATTCTGGACGGCTGCGGTCAATGAGTTCCACAGTTGAAATTGCGCGACCTTTGAACGGCTTGACTGATACTGAAAGAAATGTTGCTGATAGTGATGATTCTGTAATTGCTTGATTTTCATCAATTTGATCAACGCTTGGCACAGCGGTTACGCGAGGCAACTCAAATGTCATGCCTTCTGCAACTAAAGTTTCGCGGCTGATGCCATCGATGCAACCGCGATCAGCGTTTGCAAGTGCATTGATAACCTGTGTGCTTTGTGGTGTTGGAATCATGCCGGGTGCTGTTGATGTTGTGTTATCAGCTGCCTTTACATATTGGCGTGAATCCTCATCATGCAAAATGCTTGCGCGTAGATAGTGCTCAAGGTATGAAACCTTATTCACAATTGGTGATCGTGGAGCTGTGTAATAGGCAGGTCGTGATGCCTGGACAGCTTCTGCTGGAGCCTCTACCGGTTCAACGGCAGGAGCGGTATTTTCGGTAGTGTTATCCACTTTGTCTCCTTCATTTGGGTTTGTGTTATCTGATACTTCTTGAGTTTCAGAATCTTCTGATGCTGCTACCTCTGAAACGCGTGCAGATCGCACGGCGGGTTCGGTAACCAGTGCCACGCCTTTGAGCTGGCCATTCAAAACTTTCATAGTGCCATCCTTTTGCATTTCATAATTATCAACGGCTAGTTCAATGCTGAAACCATCGCGCAAACCATCCATAGCTTCAACAAGTGCATCGGTGCCGGCTGTTGTATTAGCGATTTTAAAGGTAGCTGTCATTTCCTTGTCATTTACACTCATGGCGATGCTTTTTCCAATTCTGCGGGTATTGTCATGCTCAAGGTTTAAAAAAACATCTTGAGGCATAATTGATCCACGGGCAAAAGTAACTTTGCCTGTACTTGCATTTGCTTGCTCATTAAATGCAACTATGCGACCGGTGATTGTTCGTGACTCAGAATCAGCTGCCGTGATTTCCATCGGTGTTGTTAGTTTCATGAGATCATATCCTCCATTTGTCTAATTTCATCGGTAGTGATTGCTCCGATGTCAAATAAAATCTTGTAAATCTCTGCACGCTCTTTTTCTGATCCGCGCAAGTAAGCTTTCAAATCAAATTCAACGCGCTGTGTTGATGGCGTAAAATCTGGCATTGAGAGCCTGCTGCTAATGCTGTTCATTAGAGGCAAAAGTGAAAAATCCAAAAGAGTTTGACGCGCCGTCTGGGCGTTTTGATAGGTCATGGATGATCCAGTCGGCGCATCAATAAAGTAAGCCGGAATGCCAACGGCACGGGCTAATTCTGTGGCAATGATTTCGCGAGCTGCATTCAGGCCAATTTGCTCGGGTGTAAAGCCAACAGTTTCCATTGTAATGTCCGCATTAAGGAAAGCCGTTCCGCGATTTCTTCGCGCTGCCCCCCAAGCATCAAGCAATTTTGCAATGCGGTCAGCTGGTAATGCTGTGCCATTGGATTTTAAAACCATTGATGGCACAGGTTCGCGTGCATACATTGCAGCTGCTCGCTCAAGCTCTGCACCAGCACGAATTGTGCGACCGGCTCGATTTAATAAGCCTTCATCATTGCCGTAAAACACAACAAGCGATCCAACGCCGGTATCTGGCACTTGCATTCCATCAACTGTGTAATACTCAACTTGCGTTCCTTTATCGTTTAAGAAAACACCAACACGATTAGGAGCAACGCGCCACATTTCTCTTACTCTAAATGTGTCGGCAAAAAGCGACATCACCTGAAAATATGAAAACCCCGTAAATAATAAATCCTCGCACGCCCATACCCAACTAACAGCCCCCGGAACTCTACGATCTGGATCATCAATCACAATGGGTTGGTCAATAATTGTGCCGGTAGCTTTATCGCGCGTAATAAGCGGAATTGTTGCGATGGAATTACAAATCATGTTTCTAGCGCGAGCGATGGCTGGAACAGACATGGCTTCTTCGCGGGTTGCTAAATAATCAGCTCCACCGAATGGGTAAAACGCATCGAGTGTTGGAGCTGGCCCAATTTGTGCAGCAACATCAGCACCTCGCGTTGGCGCAATTGTTTCAATAGTGCGTTTGCGGTCAAATAATCCCATGCACCCATTTTCTCAAAATGTCAAGCATCAACCCACTAAAATGTCTATTTCCGTTTCTGGGCGTGTCGCAAAATGCGTGCATAATGCAGCGGCCACGGCAGCGGCCACGGCGGTTCCGCTGGCACGCCTTCCAATGACCCAACCGCCATCGCCTTTACGCAATCGCACAGCTGAAAGCATTTGCTCTGTCAGCGTTGATTGGTTTCGATGTTTTAAGCGGCCAGAATTGATTGCGCCCAACAATTCATCACATGCTTGCGGGTAAGCCGAATCCATGTCGTGGATTGGAATACCAGCTGGAACCATACGCGCCGCAATGGCCCCGGTCGTGCGGCGTGAGTAAAGCAAATACTCAATGGGATATTTGCGGCAATAAGCCGCTGCATCGTTTGCAATTGCCCGATCATCAAGCTGTATCGTGTTTTCCCATGTGTGGAGCAGCTTTATCACAAAGCTCTCTGATCCAAGCTTTTGGGCTCCCACTAAAGCTGCATTTCTACGATCCGGTGAAATATCAATCGCCATCCATGTCAGCTTGTCAATGTCAAGGTCAATTGTTTCATCGCCGCAAGCTTGCCATTCTTTGGCCCCAATAACGCTTGAGATTGTTTGCACCCAACGATTCAAAACTTCGGTTTGCACAACATCGGCAGGATCATTGAAAACGGCTCGGATATTGTCGGGATGAATTGTTATGTTGAGGCCGGGATTGGCAAAAGCTGCATTTTCTAATGAAATTTCATCGGTAGGAGCTGACCACTCAAAATATCCCACATCATCGCTGGCCCCACTAGCTGCCGCCAACCCACGCTCTCTCAGCTGATTAAGCACAATGCTGTGCGAATCACCGGCCGTGGAAAAGCAATTGACCTGTGGATTTTTGGCAGCCATTAATGTGTATCGCATTGCAGCAAATGTCTCCATGTCGTGCAGCTCTCGGATTTCATCCATGTGGATTGATTCGGGTTTGCTCAATCCACGGGCAGCTGACCCACCTGCTTTGATAATAAAACGCGATCCTTCCAGCGTTTCAATTTCTTCGGCTCCATGTTGCCACCTGATGCGCTTGACCCGTTTTGCCAAATCGTCATTGCTTTCAATAATCTGCACGATTGCCCGAAATTGCTCGAGCGATGTCACCAGCCGGTGAGCTGTGGAGACTTGCAAGCTCTCGCGCCAATGGAACAAGCCCATAAGGATGCGAGCCATCATGTAGGTACTTTTGCCATTTTGCCTTGCAACAGTCGCAACTGAAATTGGGTGATGGTAGCGGCCATCGGGTTTCACCTTGAGTGAATGCTCGGCCAGAAACTTTTGCCACGGCATAAAGCCGCCTTGAATGATCTGTTCGGCAAAATCAATGAGTTCAAAGCCGCGTGAAGGCAAATCATTAAGCGGTGAATGGATTCTAGGCTCTGTGACCGATTCAAAAACCGATTGCAGCCCATCTGAGAGGATTTCAACCGGCATTGGGTCAATTATGACCTGACCATCACTATTCATGGCTTTGGCTGTCGTTTTCGGGTACAAAGAAGCCCCGGGTAAGCTTGGTTGTGGAAACCGGCTCAAAAAAATCGAACGGCATCTTCTTTCCTTTCGATGTGTTGCATCTTACGCATGCACAGACCAAATTGGACTCATTATCGTCACCGCCTCGGGCAACCGGCAGAACATGATCCACAGTTGTGGCACCTTCTACTCCACAGTAGGCACAAATGCCTTGATCTCTGGCAATAATGCGTTTTCTAATTTGCTTCCATTTCGAGCTGTTACCTGCTCTTTGAGAGTGATAAGACACTAATGCCACCCATGCTTCTGCCAATGGGCAAATGCCTTGCAGCTTGATCCTGAATATCTGTGGGCAATGTATCGAATGCTCCAGTCAATCATGCGATAGCCATCAAGGTTGCGATACTTAGTGTTACGCATTTGACCTAAGCCAAAGTGATTGCCATTTGGATTAATAGCTTCAACTCTCCAATTGCTTTCCTTGGTTATCAATATGTTAAAGCATTGAAACTCTTTGTAGTTAATAATCCTTGAATGTGCATAGAGTTTAAGAGAATCAATTGATGTGGTTTGTTTAACATCTTTTGTTGCATAAGCCGGTGTAA